CCCGCCCCATCAACTTCAAAATTGTACCAAATTTCCCCTTTGAAAATTTTTGCGAATTTTTGGTACAAAATATATTACTTGACAACTTGTACTAAATGTAGTACAATTAAAATGAAGGAGGTGAGATAATGGTCAAATCAAAAAAGCTAATTTTTAATCAGTCTGGTAAGTACTATGGAATCAAGGCTTGTATCCCTAATGAATGGGCATCATTTTTAAACATAACAAAAGAGGAGCCTCAAGTAGTCATGGAATTGGTTGATAACTCAATAATAATTAGGAAGGGGCAGAGCGATGGCAAGGCGTAGACAATCAAAGAAAGCATCATTAACATTAAAAGAATACCGTAAGCAAAGATCACGTGTATTAGCAACAGTCAGGCGTTACGAAAAGCAAGGCTTATACGTTGACTTTGCAGTACCTAATATACCTAAGCGTATAACTCAAGCATCTGTAAGAAGGCTATCTAAAATAACACCAAAACAGATACAGCAAAGAACTTTTAAATTAAACGAATACGGGGAAATAGAGGCGTCTTTTTACCAGTTTAAAAAGGAGCAAAGAAAAAAGAAAATAACACCAAAGCCCAACACAATAGCAATGCCATCTGAATCTGACATGGTAATATCAAATTTTAGAATTTATATATCAGAATTTAACGATGTTGCTAATGCTATAATAAATGATTGGTTAAATCGCTTGTTATTTAAATACACAAAAGAAGAGGTCGCTAAAATGATACAAGACGCTGGAGAAAGCGGAAAACTTATAGGATACAAAATGACCTACGAAACAGACAAAATTTTGACCGCTTTATCGTCTATGCTAGATTTAATGGATTTAGGGGTGTTGGAAAGAGAACAACTAATAGAATCTTTGGAATATCAAGAAAATTATGAAATATAAAAAGTTAGGTGGGTAAAAAAATGCAATGCAAGTTAAAAAATTTAATTGTTACGCATGTGATTTTGAGACCACTGTTTATGATAATCAGGAGTATACAGAGGTTTGGTCAGCGTGTTGGGTGCGACTATTTACTAATGACGAACCAGAAATTGTTGGGAGCATAGAACATTTTTTTATGAAAATGTTTGATTTGCCCGGTAACAACATATTATTTTTTCACAACCTTAAATTTGATGGCTCGTTTATAGTGGACTATTTGATTAGAGGACATTATACATTTAACAGAGTGCCAGAAAAAGAAATGAAAAACAATCAATTTAAAACAGCAATATCGGAAAGAGGTCAGTGGTACAACATAATAATAAAAAAAAATAATCGAATTATAGAGATTAGAGACTCATTAAAATTATTACCGTTTACATTAAAAAGAATAGGCGACGCCTTTGAAACAACTCATAAAAAATTGGAAATGGAGTACAAAGGATATAGGTATAAAAACTACCCGATTAAAGAAAGCGAAAAAAACTATATTAAAAATGATGTGTTAGTTTTAAAAGAGGCACTAGAAATTATGTTTAACGAGGGTCATAACTCAATTACAATAGGTAGTTGCTGTCTCAAAGAATTTAAATCGTTTTATGACAAAATAGATTACAACAACCTATTTCCAAATCTATATGAAATTGAGATAGACGATAAATACGGGCAGGAGAATGCCGGCGAATACATCAGGAAATCTTATAAAGGAGGTTATTGTTATTTAAAACCTGAGCATGCTAATAAAATAATAAAAGGAGGGCTGACATTAGACGTTAACTCTTTATACCCTAGTATGATGCACTCTATTTCTGGCAATTTTTATCCTACAGGAAGACCGAGGTTTACATCGGATTATAGCGAATTTAAAGAAAAGGTGAAGAAATCGGAAAATTTTTTGTATTTTGTAAGATTTGAATGTAGATTTAAAGTTAAAGAAAACTACTTGCCTACTGTACAAATAAAAGGAAACATGTTGTATAAAGGCACCGAATATCTAACTACATCTGACATTTATTATAAAGGAGAATATCACAGATATTATCGCGATTTAGAAAACAATGTAAAAGAGGCTAAAGTTGTCTTGACTATGACACGCCCAGATTTTGAAACATTTTTTGAGCATTACAATGTTTATAACTTTAAGTTTTTAGATTGTTGTTATTTTTTTAAGCAGAAGGGAATCTTTGACGAATATATAAATAAGTATCGTGATATAAAAATGACGTCAAAGGGGGCAAAACGGGAGTTAGCAAAACTTTATCTTAACAATTTATACGGTAAAGAGGCAAGTAGCACAGACAGCAGTTACAAAGTACCTTACATAAATCCAGACAAAAATTGTCTCAGCTTTAATCTAGTTGAAGAGAAAGAGAAGACTCCCGGGTATATAGCGATAGGCAGTTACATAACATCCTACGCACGTAATTTTACAATAAAAACCGCACAGAAAAATTATGATAATTTTATATACTCAGACACCGACTCAATACACTTAACTAAATGCACACCAAAATCAGTCAGAATACACGACAAAAACTTTTGCTGTTGGAAAAAGGAATCTGAATGGGACAAGGGGTTATTTGTCAGACAAAAGACCTATATAGAGAGAGTAACCAAAGAAGATAAACCGTGTAAGCCAAAAATGGAAATAAAGTGTGCAGGTATGTCTGATAGAGCAAAGCAAAATTTTTTATCAGAGTGTAAAATGGAGGATTTTAAAATAGGACTTAGAGTAAAGGGGAATCTAAACGCAAAAAGAATCAAAGGAGGAATCGTGCTGGTAGAAAGTTTTTATGAAATGCGAAAATAAACTTGACGTATTGTACATAATATGTTACAATAAGGTTGTAGCAAAAATACTGTATAAAATTAAGGTAAAGGAGAACTAAAAATGAAAAAAATCACAAGAAGTATTATCACACACTCTGTGTCTTTTGCTGAGGTAAATGGCACAAATCTGGAAGTTTTTGAAACTAGGGAAATGGCTAATAAGCCGGGACCCCGCATGATCCAGCAGTTATCAAAAGAAAGAAAGAAACAGGTAGTCGTAATTTCCGACGTGCCTATCGAACGTAAGTACTCAATGGACGTTGATACTTTTATGAAGTATGCAGAGGTAGAATACAACGAATTTAGTGATGAAGAAATTGAGAATGAAGATTAAACCGATTTTGAGAACAATAAAATTAATGTCTATTAAGGAGGAATAAAAAATGGGAAACTCAGAATATAGTGCAAAAGTAGTAGAATCAACAAGAGAATTAACAGGGAAAGAAAGAGTGGCTATAAAAATGTTTAATGACGCGCATCAGCTTGATGAAGTTACACAAAATTCCGAAGAGGGTGTTTTAATTAACATTGATTACGTAGCAACAGTAGCCGTTCACAATGAAAAAAGTGATACTAAAGACTACAACAAATATATTTATGTAGACAAGGACGGTACAATGTATGTGTCAGGATCAGAAACACTGTATCGGACTTACAACGAAATAGCCAAAGAAATGGAAAATGAAGAGGAAGACTGGGGTATTAAAGTAATTAGGAAAGAATCATCCAACTACAAAGGGAAAGATTTTTTAACTTGTGTAATCGTATAAAAATATGCCTCGGAAACGGGGCTATTTTTAAATGTTTCACGTGAAACATTTTATAATGAAGGAGTATAATATGTATTATGATGGTACAAAACTATTATCGTTGAATGACGCTGATGGAAACAAACCAGAAATATATATGTGTGTTGGAAACAGAACCGCAGGAAAGACAGTATTTTTTAAAAGACTTTGCCTAAATAATTTTATCCAAGGTAAAGGTAAATTTATACAACTATATAGGTTTAATTATGAATTGTCATCCTGCGCTGATATGTTTTTTAGAGATATAAAACCGTTGTTTTTTAACAACGGAGAACTGATAGATAGACCAATAGCCAAAGGTCTGTTTTATGAATTGTATTACAACGAGCAAAGTTGTGGTTTTGCAATTGCATTAAGTAACGCTGACGCACTTAAAAAATACTCGTCTTATTTTAATGAGGTTACAAATGTTTTTCTGGACGAGTTCCAATCGGAAACGAATCACTATTGTGCAGATGAGATCAAAAAATTTCAATCGATCCATGTTACTATAGCAAGAGGTCAGGGAAAACAATATAGATACACACGCACCATATTAGCATCAAATAGTGTGACTATGTTAAACCCATATTACAAGTCAATGGGTATACACAAAATGTTGCGTAGTGACACAAAATTTTTAAGGGGACATGGGTGGGTTATGGAGCAGACCTTTAATGAGACAGCCAGTAAATCTTTATCTAACTCAGGTTTTGCAAAAGCTTTTGATGATGGCTATTCTGACTACGCCGCTCAAAATGTATATCTTAATGACAACGATAGTTTTATAGAGCACATCAAAGGTAAATGCAGATATATAGCAACAATAAAACATGGCTCAAAATATTATGCAATCAGGGAGTTTTTTGAGGATGGAATTGTATATGTAAACGATAGTCCTGATATGACATACCCAGTAAAATTAACATTTAAAGCAGATGACCACGAGCAGAATGCACTAATGGTTAGCAAGTCAACTTTTGTTATGCAGTACCTCAAAAAAGTTTTTGAACACGGCCAGTTAAGATTTAATAATCTAGACAGCAAAAATATTATTTTTGATATTTTATCCATATAGGTATCTTTTGATGTAGCTAATATTTAGTGTGACCCGGTAGCACCGTTTAAAACCGGCGGGTCAACTTGTCCGTCTTGCTAACGTGATTTATTAGGCACATCAATTTCAGATACAAACGGGGCGGGTTTATCCCGCTCCTTTTTTGGTACAAAAGTATTAACTTTCATTTTTTATCGTTTTGTGTTATAATCTAGATAGAATAAAAAGGAAGGAGGTCACTAAATGTCCCCGGCTGATGTTGCGAATATGATAGGCAATTATGGTTTCCCGATCGTTTGTTGTGGTGCGATGTTTTGGTATATGGTCAAAAAGGACGCACAACATAAAGACGAGGCCGAAAGTATGCGAAAGACAATCGAAAATAACACATTAGTTATCCAGCAGTTAGTAGACAATTTAAAAAAGGAGTGATTTAAGTGGCAATTTTAACGCGATCAGGTATGGAAAAAATTTTACGCCGCATAATGGAAAGCGGTGGAATGACAGAAGACATGGAAAGAGACGTGGAACGGCTGAAAGATGATTTTGACGAAAGAGAAGGAATACTAAAAAGGTACGGAGAAACGTATGACGGAGAAGATCAGGATGAATACGAGTATAGTGGGCGTGATGATGTAAACATTTACACTCCCAGAGAAGAGGAAAAAGATTGGAAGAAAGAATATGACGATTTAAAAGCCAGATATATGGATCGTTTTTTCGGGACTTCTGAGGTAAAAGAAGATTTTAACGATACAATAGAAGAAACAGAAGAAGACGTAAAGCGGGACGGAGAAGTCCAGAGCTTTGACGAATTATTAGAAAGAACGGAGGGTTAATATGCCAAGTAAACCGAAAGCAACCAAAAATTTAAACGAATTAAATTCTGCCGACATTTTAAATGTAACCCGTAGTGAGATAGGCGGCACATATGCGGATCAGGTACCAGTGGCGTTAAAAGAGGGAGATACAGTTAACGGAGCTAAAGTAACAAAAGATCAGTCTTTACAGTCACTTAGAGGTATCGGCAATATTATCATGCAGTATCAGCCATTACAAAACGCTTTTTTAACAAACCTTGTAAATCGCATAGGGAGAGTCATTATAACATCAAGGCTTTATGAAAACCCGTGGGCGGGATTTAAAAAAGGCTTGCTGGAATACGGGGAAACTGTTGAGGAAATTTTTGTGGAAATTGCAAGACCTTATCAGTTTAATCCAGAAAAAGCTGAAACTGACCTTTTTAAAAGGAGAATCCCAGACGTTCAGGCCGCTTTTCACAGCACGAATTACCAAAAATTTTATCCTACAACTGTTAGTAATGACCAGCTTAGACAGGCATTTTTGTCATGGCAGGGAATCACCGATTTAATCGGTAGAATTATTGAGCAGTTATACACGGCGGCAAATTATGATGAATTTTTGGTCATGAAATATCTCATTGCAAGATGCGCGCTGGATGGAAAAATATCAACGACAGTTATCCCAACTGTTACAGCAGACAACGCAAGGTCTGTGACTACTACAATGGTAGCATCTGCCAAAAACTTAAGTTATATGTCTGCTAATTATAACTATGCAGGAGTACGCACTTACACAGACCCAAGATATCTGTACACTATTTTAACAACTGAGCTGTCCTCAATTTTTGATGTCGAGGTTTTGGCATTATCATTTAACATGGACAAAGCGGAGTTGATTGGGCGGCAGATTGGGGTAGATGGTTTTGGTACTATTGATGAGGAGAGATTGCAGGAGATTTTTGCTGATGATCCAAATACAACTTATACTCCATTTACAGAGGATGAGTTAAACTCACTTAAATCTATCTCGGGGTTGATGGTTGATAGTGATTGGTTTATGATCTTTGACAATTACTACAACATGACAGAGGTGTACAACGCTGAGGGGCTATACTGGAATTATTTTTACCACGTCTGGAAAACATTTTCCGTGTCCCCTTTTAGCAACGCGATTTTGTTTACAACTATTACCCCAGAGATTACCAACGTTACAATATCCCCAACTACAGCAACAGTCGCTAAAGGCGGGACAGCACAATTTATTGGCACAGTAGAGGGTAATGGATTAATAAACAAAAAAGGACACTTTAGCATTGAGGGAACAGTATCCCCCGGAACAAGCATTAGTGATGATGGTCTTTTGATTATTGCGGCAGATGAGACAAAAACATCTTATAATGTTTTATATATAGCTGACGCTGACCAATCTAAAACAGCAACCGCAACAGTAACAATTACAGGTTAGGGGTATAGATATGGCAATCACACCACAATCACGGTTAATATTGATAAACAATACTAGGTTGACTGATTATAAAAATCAGATGGACTTTAAAAATCCGTCTGAGCAATCTCTATACTTTTTATCCAAAAAATATAGAGAGTATAATGATTTCCAGTACTTGCGCAGAAATGGTACGATTGCAGTTCCGGAAAATTACGACAATCTTTACGGTTGTGATTACATTATGTTCCAAAACAAAAATTTTGGAACAAAATGGTTTTACGCATTTATACGTAACAAAGAGTACGCAAATGACGATAACACAATAATCACATTTGAGATAGACGTATTCCAAACATGGCAATTTGACATCGAGTATTTAAAGTCATTTATTAGCCGATCTCATCAGCAACAATTTTTGTCAGATGGCACTCCGTGGTTGTCCAATCTTTTCCCTGAGCAAGTGGAATATGGACGTGATTATGTTGTGACTCACACGGAGGTTGTCAGTTGGAATACGTATTACGTGTTAATGTGCTCAAGTGCTGACCTCACATCAGATTTTGGTGACACTGACAACCCCAACCTAAAATCATCAACTGGAGGTACGTTTGACAAAATGCCATCAGTATTAGATTATTATGTCATAGATAATCTAAACGATAACCAATCACCAAGGACTGATAGTTTACAAGCAATTTTATCTGAGCTAAAAGACGTGCCTTGGATAACACAGTGTATACAATCAATAACTATTGTGCCTGAGGAGGTGGTTGGTAACAACTTTGAGGTCGTTAACATGGCGTCAGGCAAAAAGATCGGCAGGTTGAGAGACGGTTATAAAAGCTCAAACTTTATACTAAGTAGTATAGACAATTGGTGGAGTTATTTTCCAAAGTACGACAATTCCAAGTTATATAGCTATCCTTACAGCTATATAGAAATGACGGCTTATAATGGTAATCAATTTATTATAAAACCAGAAGCGGTTAATGAGTTGTCAAAATTAGAGCTAGGGTTAGTAAATTATGTTGGTGCATCCCCTAGACTTACTTACTATCTTAAGTATTATAATGATTTTGGCGATAATGGTTACGAGTATGACGGACGACCAGAATATGGAGAGTTTTTAGACGCTGGATTATCAATCGCTAATTTTCCACAACTTCCGGTAACTGTTGATAATTATCTGTTATATATGGCTAATAATGCTAATAGTTTTGCATTATCAAACAGTATCAACAGTTACAACAAAAAAGAGGCTGTAGCTATGGGTGTGATAGAGGGTGGTGCTGGTGCAATCAGCTCTATATTATCTGGTAATATTGGAGGCACAATTGGATCAATTTATGGTGGGGCTAAAAGTGCATATACTGGTGTAAAAAATAGCGAGATAGCTATCAGACAGCAGATGGCAAAAATACAAGACGCTGAGATCGCACCCCCAACACTAGCTGGTCAGACCGGTGGCGATGCGTTTAACATCGCAAACGGAATCAACGGAATCACTCTCAAATGGAAAACAATCCGACCAGAGTACGCTGAGAGATTAGAGGAATATTTTACCAGATATGGATACATGCAGAATAAAATTGAGACTGTATCACTCACTGGTAATAAAAACTTTAATTATGTACAGACAACCGGGTGCATCCTAGCAGGTAACATCCCAAAAGACGACATAGAGATTTTAAAAAATATGTTTGATAATGGTACTACTATATGGCACACTGAGATAGGTAAGTATAATGATAATCCATGGATCGGGGGCTGACAAAAATGGCAAGGAAAAATTATAATAAAGTGTATGGCTATAACAAGGCTCTGGATGGATGGAGTAATATGTGGCAAAACAACGTAACATATTTACATTACTACTATTTTTTAAAAGAGCTGGCTATAAATATGTACAAGTGGGAGGGTTTACCAGATACAATTGACGAGCGGTTTTTAGAGTTGACGCTTTTTGACAATGGTTATGGGCTGTATTTTAGAGACGAGATTATTGGTGATTTATTTTTACAGTGTACGATTGGCGGAGAATTGGATGTATACAGGATACCAATTAATCGTATGGCGTACAGTGTAAATGGTTACCAAAATTTTAAAACTAAATCTGACTCTGTTATTGTTTTTAACAACTTTTTGCATACCACCACTCATATTGATATAGATATGTTTGCACAAAAACTTTACAATGTGAGCAGGGCTATTGACGTTAATATTAACGCTCAAAAAACTCCACTTATGATCGTTTGCGATGAAAAACAAAAGCTAACGATGAAAAATGTGTATATGCAATACGAAGGAAACGAACCTTTTATTTTCGCAAACAAAAATTTCGAAACAAATTCGATACAGGTTCTGAAAACAGATGCACCATTTATCGCAGATAGATTGAGCATCGAAAAGAACAGAATTTGGAATGAAGCTATGTTATTTTTAGGAATCAACAATAATAACATGGATAAAAAAGAAAGACAGATCAGTGATGAGGTTAACAGCAATCTTGAGCAGATATCAATGTCTAGGCAGATCGGTTTAAATTCACGCCGACAGGGGGCGGATGAAATCAACAGAATGTTTGGAACAAATATAACTGTAAATTATAACCCAGAGTTAGAGCGGTTATATAACGTTATGGTTTTTGGGCAAGCAGAAGACATCGAAAATGTTTCACGTGAAACATCTGAAAGTGAGGTCAATTTGGATGAGTAAATATACAACAGAGTTACGATATCTTATTCAATCAGGTTTCGATTTGGGACTTAATGATTACCCCATCTTCGATGAAAATTATCGTTCGAAACTAAACGAAAAAATACTTAATCACTATTATATGCGTGAGATTGGTTTTGAGACGGCAGGATTATTTAAGAGATACTTAAACGTCAAAATGAATGAGATCATGCCATATTATAATCAGTTGTATTTATCAGCCCAGATTGAATTCGATCCCCTTGAAACATATTCCACAAACGAGCAATATGAAAGGGAAACAACAGGGGATAACACGTCTCAAGATGAGGGAGAAAACAAGTCACTACAAAATGATACTCCCATGGGGTCACTACAAGACCCATTTTCAGAAAACTACGCAACAACCTCACAAAAGACGAACGCAACTAATACAACAAAGTTGAATTCTTCTGAAAACGAAAAATATAATCGTAAGTTGTCTGGAAAAAACGACTCAAAATCTAATAGTCAATTATTAATGGAGTATAGGCAAAGTTTTTTGAATATTGACATGCTGATAATTGAGGAGTTGGATGTACTATTTATGCAACTATGGTAAGGAGGTGACAAAAAATGATTGGTAATGTATATCCGTTTTGGCGTTGCTTTAAAGTTATGCCACTTGTATATGATGAGTCTTTGTCATATTACGAGGTGCTTTGTAAACTCACTTATAAGATCAATGAGGTTATTGAGCAATTATCGTCAGATTATTCTGAGATTTATAAATATATCGATCAACAGGATAAATTTACGTTAAATTCTGCCAATAATTACACAGATTCAAAAGTGTCAGAATTAGAACTTGTTATCAATAACCAATTTACTGTTTTAAGTGATGCTATAAAAAGTGCTGACCAAAAAACAAGATCATGGGTAACAGAGCAGATTACAGATTTAACGATTTGGTTAGAGCAACAGGGCCAATCTATTTATGTGATTAACCCGATTACAGGTTATACTGATACTGTCCAAAATGTGCTTAATGATTTTTATAATTATTTTAACTATTATGCACTTACATGTATTGAGTATGATGGGCTTAATCTTACAGCAGATATGTATGACGCAAAAAATATAACATGTTACCAGTATGATTTTTATGCAAAAAAATATCTGACAGAGGATGATAGATTTTATATGTTTAATCCAGTTACAGGACAAAGAGTTTTTTACAAAAACGTGATAGACTTTTTAGTGTCCTTGCATAGAGAGGACGCGTTAACGTGTGCTGGGTATGACGATAAAAATATCACAACAGATGGTTATGATAACTATGATATTACAACTTATCAATATGATTGGGAGGGCAAGACTGTCCTTGCAGTAGCTTAAGGAGGATTAATATATGTCACACACAAACAAAACACCAAACTACGATTTACCACAATTTATCGGTACTGATAAGGCTAGCTGGTTGGGAGATTTAAACCCAGCATTTTTGGCAATTGATGCGGGGATGCAGGCTAACAAGGTTGCCGCGCAGGCGGCAGAAGTTTCGGCTGGAGAAGCTAGTGCTCTTGCACAGTCTGCTAACTCTGTTGCTAACTCTGCTAACAGTTCTGCTAATCAAGCAATAGATGATATTAATAACTGGATTAATTTTAGATTAGACAATCCAGATGGAACTAATTTTATACAATATTCTACTGTAATTGATGTTAACCCTGCCTTAAAAATCGCGTCAATTTACAATCTTATAGAATTTAAGTCAGGATTTACCCCTGTTTTAGGCACATCTGGTACAGTATTGATAAGATTACCGCAGAGTATTTTTAATAATACCTATGAGTCAACGCTATATTTTAGCGGTAGACTTTCAATTGCATCACCTTCTGGCACGATCGCTTATGGCAATCCGCAATATATCTTAAGCGGAGGAAACATTTACCTTAAATCAATCGGGGGTTCGGTGCCGGAAGGTAGCAGAATACAGTTTTCAATTTTGTCAAGAATGTATTACGTGGGAAGATGGTTAAAATAAATGGCTATTTATGATCAAAATTGGAAAAGTTATGCAATGTACGTAACAAGTACAGTAGAGACTAACTGTAATTATGGCAGTGTTGAGTTGTGGGCTATGGCTGGTATTGGAATTATGCAATGGACGTATGGCAGGAGTTGGGATTTATTAAATCTGCTAATAACTGATTATCCTGACACTGCAAACCAGTTACCAATTTTGTTGCCACAAATCCAGGCGGGGAGAGACGCATGGGGGAACAAAATTTTTACACAAAACGAAGCCAATGAGGTTAGTGCTGTGCTTGTTACAGATGAGGGAGTCAACACACAAAATAAATTATGGGAGTCAGATTGTGATAATTCTTATATCCCGCTCCTGCGTGATGAGTGCGGTATAACTGATCCTAAGACCGCTATTTTTGGGTTGACAAATTATCATCAATCACCGCAGGCGTTTTATCAGATCTTTAACGGATGCGGTAATTGTAACTATGATGTGTGGTATATGACAGTACTCAATAATGGCATAGTTGGTAGTTATTCTAATCGTCAAAATACAGTAAAAGCCCTGTTGGATGAGTGGGATGGAGAAAGTGGTAAGGAGGGTTTTGGTAACTATGATCCGCAACATAGTATCGGCGGTAATCAAAACCAAAATAGTGGTAACCCAGATAATACCTCAAAACCTTTCGAGACATCAATAAATGTTAAGTCATTACAAAAGTTTGGTAAAACATTCTTTTTATATTTGGATAACCAAGGTGTTAATAAAAAGATTGAGTTTTATCAAGCTAGTGATAAATTATGGTTACCAATTTATCGTGTCGAAAAAATACAGGGAGAAACTACTACTACTCCTCAGCCATCTTATCCTAATACAGGTACAGGTACACCAGACCAGCGTCAACAATTAGTTGACAAAATTTTAAGCTATGAGGGTAAACTCGGCTACTCTCAATCTGGTGATCTGCGTATGTGGCCTGACAATGGTTATGCTGATTGCTCTGGACTAGTATGGCATTGTTACAACAGTGTGGTGGGAGTGGAGATTGGAACGTGGACAGGGACGCAAGTAGAAAACGGAACACTAATCAAAGAGGGTAGTGGGACATTAGACACAAGTGATCTGCTAAATGGAGATTTAGTATTTTTTAACTGGTCGTATCACAATCCGTATTTTGACCATGTAGAAATGTATATAGGTAACAATCAATTATGTGGACATGGAGGTGACCCCTATTATGGTCCAACAGTCAAGCCGGATGCAGGAGCATACTCACGGTATGCTTTTGATTGGCAAGTAAGGAGGTATATTTAATGATTATTGATGTATCAAGATATCAGGGAGTTATAAATTGGGATGCGGTTAATGGTGCTATTGATGGGGCAATAATTCAGTGCGGTTTCGGGGATGATATTACAACCCAAGATGATCCGTATTTTTTACGTAATGTACAAGAGTGTGACAGGTTGGGTATACCATATGGTATATACCTATATAGTTATGCTAGTAATAAGGCTCATGCTGAGAGTGAGACAAAACATCTTTTAAGGCTTGCTAAAAAATGTAATTTAGCTTTGCCAATTTACATTGATATCGAGGATGCAAGCATAAGAGGGAGTTATAATGCTCAGTATTTTATAGACATGGGTCAGGCAATTGAGGACGCAGGATATTGGTTTGGATATTACTGCAATGAGGACTGGGCTAAAAATGTTATTAAAAATAGCCTTGATAGATTTACCAGTTGGGTTGCTAACTATAGTCACAAGCCTAGTGTGCCTTTTGATATCTGGCAGTATTGCAGTGACGGTAGTGTGCCCGGGATTAGTGGGGGTGTGGACTGCAACGAAATGGTTAGGGATTTACTAAATGAGATTAAACCTAATAGCGGAGGGTCATCAATTACAAAGCCTACTGGAGTAGAGTATGTTGTAAAAAGCGGAGACACTTTGTCCGGTATTGCTAGTATGTATGGTACTAGCTATCAAAAGATCGCGGCTGATAATGGGATAGCTAACCCTAACTTGATCCATCCGGGACAGGTGCTCAAAATAAATGGTGGTTCAGCCCCCTCCCACAAAACATACACCGTTAAAAGTGGTGACACCTTGTCAGGTATTGCTAGTATGTATGGTACTAGCTATCAAAAGATCGCGGCTGATAATGGGATAGCTAACCCTAACTTGATTCACCCGGGTCAGGTACTGATAATTAAATAAATAGGCGGGGCTTAATGCCCCACCCTTTAAATTACCTATTTGTTTCTCCAGCGTTAGAGTGTACCATATCGTTTTCTTCTAACGTTGCCCAGATTCCTTTTATCTGACTTGTGTTACCAGCAATCGCCTGATTCATTGATTCAACACCTGATGTTATTGTCTGTTGTGCTTGCTCTAAAGAGCTAATTCTGTTTTCTAGTGATGAGGTATCAATTGTTGGGATTTCTTGTGGCTCCTTATTTTCTAGTTCATTTATTTTGTCTGATAAAAGTGATATCTGTTTCTGTTGCTCATCTATTACTTTTTGGTTGTCATTTGATAGGACTAAATATGATGTGTATGCTGTATACCCTGATAGTAATATGATGAGCAGGAGCAAAAACCAGTTTCTTTTGATGTAGTTCATTCTATTCACCTCCTTTCTTTTTGTATTTGTGTTACTTTACATCACCTCCTTTCATAGATTGGTTTTAAAATTGTTTGTAAAAATCTTTTAGATTCATGTATTCTGGTAAAGCTACAAATACTGTGTCTGGTGTAAAGTATATTACTTGACTTTCTAGTAAGTCCCTGTCAGCATATATTAATCTCATAACTTTTGCTTGTTTTAATGTTATAGTTTCATTATCATGTTTGGTCTTTATTGTTAACGTCTTTCCCATTGTGTATTCGCTGTTTCTTACCAGTAAGCGCCTTAGTGTTAATCTGTATAAATTTCCGTTTGATTTTAATATAGCTCTGTAATAATTTACCTCTTCTTCTAATTCGTCTAAATCCATAAATATAGCTGACCTGTAACTTTCTCCTTTTGGTATTCCGTACGCTAAGTATTTAAATGACATGTACTTTTCTATCAATGTTTCTGCGTATCCTAATTTGTAGTCTTCTGAGTAAAATGATTTACATATCTCCCTTTTTTGTTCTTTGTCTGTGTCAAAGTTTATTGTGACGTATCTATTCTCCCATTCTATTTCAAGGTCTTTTAAATAAAATTTTAGTTCTAAACTTGTTTCAAAGTATGTTGCATTAAAATATCTTTTGTAGTAATATCCCCAATATTCAACGTTGTTTTCTGTGTATTTTACAATAAGCGCTTTTTTCATCTTTATACCTCCTCATTTAAATATACTTCGTTGTTATTAAAAGCAAATACATGCAAATGTCCATATTTTACAGCCGCTTTATTAGCTTCTTCAAATATTGATACCCCATCCATGTTAATCATTATTCTAAGTATTGTATCTGGTTGCCATACTGCATTGTTAAGATATACTTCTTTAAATGTCATACTTAAACCCTCCTTTAATTTTAAATGAGGAGAAACTCCTCCTTATTTGTAATAAAATTAATAAAAACTTTCAAGATAATCGATGTTCCTATTTTTACAATATTCACAGCACTTTTCATAACTACCTGTAAATACCTCGTTGTAATCCTCATCTTTCTCTATAACATGATGAGTTCCATTTCTGTAAATAATAATTAGTTCATTGCTTCCCATAAATAAATTATACATATTTTTCCTCCTTATTGATTGTTACTCTTCTTTAACTATCTTTAGTATACCACAGTATTTTTAAATTGCAATATATTTGGTACAAGTTTTTTGATTTTTTGTATGGGGCGGGATAAGCTTGATACAATTATAATTTTCTCATATATAGCACCATTTTCATCAAATTTATGTTTGATTTTAATTGGTCTAAATTAAGTTTTGTGTATATTTTATATGATCTTTCCTTATCAGTACCAAATATTAAATGTTCGAGTATCACGGCTTTCCTGATTAATGTTTCTACAAAACTAAGCTTTTCTTCGTGATTTACATCAAAATGCTCAAGTGCTATCTGTTCCCATTCTCTTCTTAATTTCATTTCTTCTTCAAATTTGTTCATTTTTATTTCCTCCTTTATTTAAGTGGTGTATCTTTATTACAATTATATTATAGCATAGCTATTTAATTTTTGTCAATATATTTTGTACCAAAAATTCGCAAAAATTTTCAAAGGGGAAATTTGGTACAATTTTGAAGTTGATGGGGCGGG